GTGCGGTAGCACGGTTCGTTAAGTCTGAAGACTTAGTTGTTCCGTATTACGCAGTAGATTTATTAACTTCTCCTAGAATCACACACGTAATTCACATGAATGAGAACGAATTACGTAAATTACAGCTATCAGGCTTTTACGCAGACATGGATATGTCGGCTCCTGGAACAGGAGTAGACTCAACAGACGTTGATGAAAAGATAGATGAGCTACAAGGACTAACTAGAACGATAAGTGACGAAGAATATACGCTTTTAGAGATGCATGTTGACCTAGATTTAGAAGGATATCAAGATAAAGACGAAAATGGGGAAGAAACAGGGTTAGCATTGCCTTATATTGTAACTATTTGCAAAGATAACAACAAAGTTCTATCAATTAGACCAAATTATGACGAAAAAGACCCTATGCGTAAGAAAATCGAACATTTTACGCATTATAAGTTCCTTCCAGGACTAGGTTTCTATGGTTTTGGGCTAATTCACATGATGGGAGGCTTAACTAAGTCAGTTACAGCGATTTTACGTCAATTAATAGACGCAGGAACGCTTTCTAACCTACCAGCAGGGTTTAAATCACGTGGATTGAATATTCAAAAGCATGATGACCCATTACAACCAGGAGAATGGCGTGATGTTGACGCTCCAGGTGGAAGATTGCAAGATGCTTTCCTTCCTTTACCTTATAAAGAGCCAAGCGGTACTTTAACTACGTTATTAGGAGCTTTAGTTGATTCTGGTAAAAGATTTGCGGCTACAGTAGAAAATCCAACAGGCGATGGTAACTCTGAAGCCCCTGTAGGAACAACAGTAGCCCTTATGGAAAAAGGACAAAGAGTTATGTCCGCAATACATAAAAGATTACATTACGCACAGAGAACCGAATTTAAAATATTGAAAAGAGTTTTCGGTGAGTTTTTACCACCTGAATATCCTTATCAAGTACAAGGTGCTTCAGAAAATGTATTTAAACAAGATTTCGATAATTCTGTAGATGTTATTCCTGTTAGTGACCCAAATATATTTAGTATGACGCAAAGAATTACTTTAGCTCAAACTCAGTTACAAATGGCACAAGCAGCACCTCAATTACATGATTTACGTGAGTCTTACAGAAAAATGTATATAGCCTTAAATATAAAAGATATTGATGCGTTATTACCGCCAGAACAAGAAGTACCACCACGTGACCCGATAAGTGATCAACAATCAGCTATGACTGGTAATCCTATAAAAGCTTATCCGTTCCAAAACCACGAAGCGTATATACAATCACATAGTGCTTTTATGCAAAACCCTATGATGCAACAAAACCCTGTGGCTATGCAAGCGATAGGTGCAAACATACAAGAACATCAGGCAATGTTATATAGACAACAAGTAGAACAAGCAATGGGTCAACCGCTTCCACAACTAGACCAACCTATGCCGCCTGAAATGATGAACGAAATAGCTATGATGGCAGCACAGGCGACACAACAAGTTACAGGTCAAGCACAAGCAATGGCACAAGCCGCAGCAGCAGCACAACAAAACCCACAAATGGAAATGTTCCAGCAGCAGTTACAACTAGAAAAAGAACAATTAATGCAGAAAGCAGAAGATGATGCAAGAGATGCACAACTATCAGCTATGAAAACTGAAATAGACGCACAAATTAAACGTGAGAAGATAGAAGCTGATTTAAGAGTACAAGATACTAAATCTGCTATAGAATTGCAAGAGTTAGAGCTGAAAGCGAAAGCCGACGCTGATAAAAACTATAACGAACTGGTAAAAACAGTTAGGGATAGTCGAAATCAAAATGGAGAAAAATAATGCGAGAGTATTACGACGACAAGATGAAAGCCTATCCATCTCCTTCAAAAAAGGCTAACAGAGCAGAACCTAGTGAACCAGCAATGGTTGATAACACTAGAACTAAATCTGTTAAAGAAGGCGAAGTGAATATGGATGCAAAAGGCAAAGTTGTTGGTAAAGAGTCTAAAGTAAAGGCTGCTTACGGACAAACTAAAGGACTTCTTTGGTATAACTACATTAAATAAATGGATTATATCTTAGCTACGGAGCATTTGCTTCGTAAATATCGTGAGAGAAAAGAAGCTCTCACGCAAACATTAGCTTCTGGAAGTGTTGAGAACTTTGAACAATACCAAAGGATAGTTGGTGAAATAGCAGGTTTGAGTTTTTCTGAACAGGAAATTCAAACTTTACATTCTAATATGGAGGATGCAAATGACGAGTAAAGTCGAAACAAAAACTGTTCCAGATAGAGTATTAAGGGATTTCGGAAGTGATAAGCCTAAAGATGTAAATCTAGATGAGCCTACAATCACTCCTGAAAACTTAGACTCTCATGCGGAATCGCTACCACGTCCAACGGGGTATCGTATTTTAATATTACCTTTTACAGCGTCTACTGTAACTAAAGGCGGTATACATTTAGCTAAAGCAACTGTTGATAAGGAAAGACTTGCAACTGTTGTTGGTTATGTTGTCGCGTTAGGACCAGATGCGTATAGTGACCCACATAAATTTCCTGAGGGTGCTTGGTGTAAAGAAGGTGATTGGGTAATCTTTGGCAGATATGCTGGAGCTCGTTTTCAAATAGAAGGTGGCGATATGCGTCTTTTAAATGATGATGAGATTCTAGCCTGTATTGATGATCCCGAGGCAATTTTATCATAACAATCTTGAGGAGGACTCATGCAAAATAATGAAGCAGAAAAAATAGAACTAGAACTTCCCGAAGGGGAAGTTGACCTAAGAGAGGCGGATGTTGACACTTCACTTAAAGACGAAGTCGTAGTTGAAGAACAACCCGTAGAACAAGAAGCTCAACCAAAAGACGAGCTTGACCAAATTAGTGAATCAGTACAAAAACGTATTGATAAACTAACATATAAAATGCGAGAAGCAGAAAGACAGCGAGATGAAGCTGTTAATTATGCTCAAAGCGTTAATCAAACAGCATCTACTTTAAAAGAAAAGTTAAAGAATTCAGATTCTTCGCTTTTCAAAGAGTATGATAATAGAGTACAATCTGAAATAGCAGGAGCTAAACAGCTTTTAAAAGAAGCACAAGAGTCTGGCGATAGTGGAGCAGTTGTAGATGCAACTGAAAAACTTTCTAGAGCTAGTGCTGAAGCAGAGAATCTTAGAAGATTATCCGCTCAGCAACAAGTTAGAGAAAAGAACCAACCGCAAGAAGTTCCTGTTGAAGAGTATAAGCCTACTTTACAACCTCAGGCTGCTGGACCTGATCCAAAAGCAGAGGACTGGGCTAAACGAAACACATGGTTCGGAGACGACCAAGCTATGACATTTGCAGCATTTGGAATACATAAAGAATTAGTTGAGGGAGGGATAGACCCGACTTCAGATACTTACTATTCCGAAGTTGACAAACGTATGGCTGAAACTTTTCCACACAAGTTTTCTAACGAGCAATCTGCCCCCGTGCAACAGGTTGCTGCTAGTAGCAGAGGTGCTACTGGTAAAAAATCATCACGCAAAATAAAGCTAACACCAAGTCAAGTAGCAATAGCTAAAAGACTGAATGTGCCGCTAGAAGAATATGCTAAGCATATCGAAGGAGTATAAAATGACAGATGAAATAAAAGTCAATACTGATCGTAACTCACGATCTGCAGAGACACGAGACTCTCAAACTCGCAGAACGCCTTGGAAACCCCCGTCAATGTTAGACGCACCAGAAGCTCCTCCTGGATATCAATTCAGGTGGATTAGAGAAGCTACTAGAGGGATAGATGATAAATCCAATATGTCAAAACGTATTAGAGAAGGATATGAACCTGTGAGAGCAGAAGACTATCCTGATTTTGAAGCTCCAACTGTAGATAGTGGAAGTAATAAAGGAGTAATTGGGGTTGGAGGTTTAATCCTCGCTAAAGTACCCGTTGAAACCGCTGATGAGCGTACAGCTTATTTTTCAAACCAAGCAAAAACTGCTATGGACGGTGTAGACCAGAACTTAATGCGAGAAAGCGACCCAAGAATGCCTATAAAAGATAGCGATATCCAAAGGTCTTCTAAAGTTGCTTTCGGTAGTAAACCTACCGATAAGGGTAATTAATAATAACAATGTATTTAGACAAAGGAGATAACAATGGCTAATACAAATAAACCAGATGGTTTTACCCCTGCATATCATATGTACGGTGGTGTTATTCGTCCTGCTAAAATGAGAATTGCTAGTGGAACTAACGCGTCAATCTTTTCAGGTGACGTAGTTAATCTATCTAGTGGATATGTCATTCAAGGCACAGCGACTGGCACACCCGTAGGTGTATTTTATGGGGTATTATTCACGGCTACTGACGGTACTCCTACTTTCTCGAAAGTATGGACTGCTGACACGGCTACACTAGGGAGTGCCGATGCAGAGGCTCTCGTTTACAATGATCCTGGGATCGTATACGAGGCTCAATTTACAGCTGGAACACCAGCAGTAAGTTTTATCGGTAACAAATACACCCTTTCAACTACTGCAGGCAGCACTGTCAATGGTAGATCGAAAGAAGGTGTGACTGCAACAACATCAAGTGGTGTCGCGTTATGTGTAGGATTCGCTTCGCAACCAAGCAACTCAATAGGTGCTTATGCGAGAGGACTCTTTACATTCCCGACTAACACATTTGCTGTATAATCTAAGGAGAATAAATAATGGCAATTAATAGAGCCCAACTAGTCAAAGAACTAGTACCTGGACTTCATGCTCTCTTTGGATTAGAGTATGAAAGATATAATAACGAGCACGAAGACATCTTCGATACTGAGACATCCGAAAGGGCGTTTGAGGAAGAAGTAATGTTAAGTGGGTTTGGTGAAGCACCAACTAAAGGAGAGGGAGCAGCGGTCATTTATGATACAGCTCAGGAATCCTTTACTTCGCGTTATACACACGAGACTGTAGCATTAGCATTTGCGTTGACAGAAGAAGCTATCGAAGATAACCTCTACGATACACTATCTTCAAGATACACAAGAGCTTTAGCAAGGTCTATGCAACAAACTAAGCAAGTGAAAGCAGCTAACGTATTAAACAATGCGTTCAGTTCTTCATTTGTTGGTGGTGACGGAAAAGAGCTTTGTGCTACAGACCATCCTACTGTTGCTAACGTGGATCTGAAAAATGAGTTAACCACTTCAGCTGACTTAAATGAAACTTCACTCGAACAAGCGTTAATTGATATCGCTGACTTCAGAGATGAAAGAAATCTTAAAGTTAATGCACAAGCAAGGAAATTAATAATTCCACCTGCTTTGCAATTTGTAGCGGATAGACTTATGGAAACTCCTGGAAGAGTTGGTACTTCAGATAATGACATCAATGCAATCAGAAACATGGGAATGGTATCTGAAGGCTACGTTGTAAATCATTATCTAACAGATACTGACGCTTTCTTTATCAAAACTGACGTACCTAACGGATTAAAACATTTCGTTAGAACGCCTGTATCAACTAGTATGGAAGGTGACTTCGAAACTGGTAATGTTAGATACAAGGCTAGAGAACGTTACAGCTTTGGTTTTAGTGACTGGAGAGGAATCTTTGGTTCACCTGGAGCATAATTCACTCACGTGAAAAAGTTAAAGGGACCTTCGGGTCCCTTTTCTTTTGTAAACGAATGATATACAATCAGAGGACTAGGGGTAATTAACTTGTTCTACAGACTGACCTAGCAGACAAGCCGAGACAGTAGAACTTATTTCCGTAGGAGGAAATTATGGCAAATTCGACATTTAATGGACCAGTCAGGTCTGAAAATGGTTTTAAAGTAATATCAGTTAATAGTAGCACAGGTGCAGAAACTGATGTTGTAAATATCGCATCTACAGGTATTGTTACTAATAAATATGTAAAACATGTAGGTTTTGCAACTGGTGTAACAGTAAACACTACAGCAGGAGATTCTCCCTCTATAGGTGAGTTTACACAACCAGCAAACACAATCATTACTGATATAAAAATATTTTGTGATGTTTCTCCCGTTATTGGGACAGGTGATATTGGTTACGAAGTAGGTACATCTTCTTCAGGTGCACAAATTGTTGCAGCTCAAACTGATGAAATACTTGATGGTGGTACAACTGTTGTTGCTCACAACGTAACTGTGACTAGTTTAGTTTTACAAACTCAAGATGGCACAACAGCTCCAGCTTCTGTTCAATACACAGATACAGCAAGAACTATTTACTGTAATATCACTAATACAGTAGACGCAACAACCGCAGGTTCGTTTACATTTATTATTGAATACGTTCAAATAGCGTAAGGAGTAAACTATGGCAGACGCAGTTACAAGTCAAAAAATTGTAGATACTGATAGGAAGCTAGTTTATAAATTCACTAATATCTCTGACGGCACAGGAGAATCTTCTGTTAATAAAGTAGACGTCTCTGGGCTGAATACTAATAACGAAGGAGAAACTTGTACAAGAGTAACTTTGACACAATTATGGTATGACATAGGCGGTATACGAGTAACTCTTGAATGGGATGCAACGTCTAATGTTGTTTGTACTGTCTTAGGTGGTAGTGCAGCAGCAGGAGTAGTTTCAGGTCATATGGATTTTAGAGAATGGGGTGGTATTCCTAATAACGCAGGTAGTGGTATAACTGGCGATTTAGATTTAACGACGCATGGTCATACTAACCATGATCATTACACTATAATAGCCGAATTTACTAAAAGCTATTAATAATGGCTACGTCAGGAACTCGTGCATTTAGTTTAGATGTAGCGACCGCAATAGAAGAAGCATACGAGCTTGCAGGATTGGAAGCTCGTACTTCTTATGATGCAGTTACAGCTAGACGTTCTATGAATATTATGTTTGCCGATTGGTCGAACAGAGGTATTCAAATGTGGGAAGTTGCTAAAGTAGAACTTACGCTTACTGAAGGAACAAGCGAATACACTATTAATTCTTTTGACATAGATGTTTTAGATGCCTATATTGAAAGAACTACTAATAATGTAACTACTGATTTTACTTTATCTAGGATAGACAGGAATGAGTTCGTTAGTATTCCAAACAAAACAACTAAAGCTAGAGCAACTGAATATTGGTTAGAAAGGTTAAAAAGCCCTGTTATACATCTTTATCCAACACCAGAGAACTCAACCGACAAACTCATTTACTATGTTTGGAGAACTATAGAAGATTCTTCTGCTCAAATTAACGACGTAGATATACCGACTAGGTTTATGCCTTGCTTAGTTTCAGGATTAGCTTATTATATTTGTTTAAAAAAGAACATACAAAAACTTCCTATTATGAAGGAACAATACGAACAAGATTTAAAGAACGCTTTAAGATATGACGAAGACCGTTCTCCTTTAAGAATTGTTCCTAAACATGAGTATATCTAATGGCATACGCTTCAGGTAAATACGCTTACTTTATTTGCGACACTTGTGGTTTTAGATATCCCTATAAATCAGCAAAAGGTACTTGGGAAAACTTTAGAACGTGTCATGAGTGTTATGAACCCAAACACCCACAACTTGATCCTGTACATATAAGTGCAGATGCAGAAGTTTTATGGAAACCTAGACCTGAGGTTCCTTTACCACAAAGTCAATTAGGAGTTATAATCACTACAAACGCAGGTAGTGGAATGACTTTTGCTTCCGATCCAATAGGAACTGATTTTAATGGTTTAGGAGCAACTACTGGAATAGGAAGCGTAACGGTGATTACATAATGGCAGGATTTACTTATAGCGGATTAAAAACAGCAGTACAGAATTATTTAGATAATACTGAAACTACGTTCGTAAACACATTAGATACTTTTATACAAACAGCAGAAGAACGTATTTTAAAATCTGTGCAACTTCCTGTATTCCGTAAAAACGTAACAGGTAGTGCTACAGCTAATGTTGAATATTTACAAACACCTGATGATTTTTTATCGCCTTTTAGTTTAGCTGTAATAGATTCAAGTAATAACTACACTTATTTACAACTTAAACACGTTACCTGGATTAGGGATTACACACCAGCACGAGCCACAACAGGGCAACCCCTTTACTATGCTTTGTTTGATAATGATACTTTTATACTAGCCCCAACACCACCGAGTAATTTAAATTTTGAACTACACTACAACTATAGACCTGCTTCTTTAACAACAGTAGGTGATAGTAATCAAAGTTGGTTATCTGATAATGCACCTAACGCTATGTTATATGGTGTTTTAGTAGAAGGAGCTGTTTTTATGAAAATGTCTCCAGAAACAATTATGATGTATGAACAAAAATATCAAGAAGCATTAGCTATGTTAAAACTTTTAGGTGAATATAAAGACGTAAGAGACGAAGCTAGAAACGATCAAATAAAAATAATGCCACAAGGAACAACAAATGTTTAGTGTAGACGTCGAAAGTAATTTAGGAAATGTTGGTGTAAAAACAACACAAAATGAAGGTTTAAGTCCAGAGTATTGGACAGAAAGAATAATGGAACGATTAATTGCTGTGAGTGATAAAGCTGACCCTATGGTTAAAGCCCAAGCAGAAGCTTTTAAAGAAAACATACAACTGGTCGTTCTGTTGTATATGAAACAAGCTATATTAAGCGATAGAGCTACTGTAGCAGGTTTATTAGAAAAACAAGGTCATAAAGAAATGGCTGATATTATAAGGAGGCTATAATGGCAATATCCCAAGCAATGTGTACTTCGTTTAAAGTAGAACTTTTACAAGGTACCCATAACTTTACTGCAACAAGTGGCAATAGTTTTAAACTAGCATTGTATACAAGTTCGGCATCATTAGGTGCTAGTACAACTGCGTATTCAAGTTCTAATGAAGCTAGTGGAACTAACTATACCGCAACAGGAGCAGCACTTACTAACGTAACACCAACATCTTCAGGAACAACTGCGTTTACTGATTTTGCTGATTTAACATTTAGTAATGCTACCGTGACTGCTAATGGTTGTTTAATTTACAATGATACTAACAGTGATAAAGCTGTTTGTGTTTTAGCATTCGGTGGAGATAAGACTTCAACAGCAGGAGATTTTACGATTCAATTTCCAGCAGCAGATGCATCTAACGCTATTATAAGAATAGCGTAGGAGTTTAGGTGGCAACTGGTTGGGGTAGAAGTACTTGGGGAGCTGATGTCTTCGGAGGTACTTCAGTAGATGTTTCTGTTACAGGAAATGTAGGTACTCTTTCCTTAGGTGCTGAAACCGTTGTTGCTGCTGCTAATGTAGCTGTTACAAATGTTGTAGGAACTACAGCACTAGACGACGGTACTGCAGTTCAAGCAGCAGCCGTTACAGGAGTTTCAGCAGTTGCTTCAGCTAGTGAATTAGGTGACGAATCGGTATCAGCTGCTGCTAATGTAGCTGTTACAGGAAACGTAGGTACTTCGGCACTAGGCACGGAGTCGTTAAGCACTAACAACATTCTGGATGTAACAGGGTTTGTTGGAACAAGTGCTTTAGGAAGTGTGACGCCTAAAGCAAACGCAGATGTCACAATTACAGAAGGTTTTGAAATAACCTCTGCACTGAACACAGTTAATGTTTGGGGACAAGTAGCACAAGGTATATCAACAACATATACACCTGTTTCTACTACTCAAACACCAAATTGGCAAGAAGTTGCTTAATATTTATGAAAAATAAGGTATAATCAAAACGGAGACTGAAAAATGGCAAGTACATATGTTAACAATTTAAGGTTAAATGAGATGGCTACTGGTGATGCCAGTGGTACTTGGGGAACAACAACTAATACTAATTTAGAGTTAATCGGAGAAGCGTTAGGTTATGGTACAGAAGCTATAACAACAAACGCAGACACACATACATCAACAGTAGCAGACGGTGCTTCTGACGCAGCAAGAGCTATGTATGTTAAATACACAGGTACATTAGATTCAGCCTGTACCATTACTATCGCACCTAACACTATGAAAAGGGTGCAAATTATTGAAAATGCTACTTCAGGTTCTCAATCAATAATAATCAAACAAGGATCAGGATCAACTGTAACTATTCCAACAGGAAGAGTGGCTGTTGTATATCTAGACGGAGCAGGTTCAGGAGGAGCGGTAGTAAATGCTTTTACTGATTTAGACCTAGCAGGAACTCTTAGTATTGCAGGTGCAGTAGCAGCAGCTACAGATATGACGGTAGGAGATGATTTAACTTTATCTTCGGACGCAGCAGTTTTAGGATTTGGTGCTGATACAGACGTGACACTTACTCATGTTGCAGATACAGCTTTACTATTAAATAGTTCAAGACAATTACAATTTGGTGATTCAGGAACTTATATACATCAATCAGCAGATGGAGTATTAGATTTAGTAGCTGATACTGAAATAGAAATAAACGCTACCACTATAGATATGAATGGTGCTGTAGATATATCTGGTAATGCTTTAGTAAGTGGTGAGGTACAAACAGCTAACATAGGTTATACCGATGGCGATAATGCTATTGTAATTGCAGATGGTGGTGGAATTACAGTTTCTGCAGGACTTACTTCTACTGCTGCTGCAAATACTTTAGGAGCTACATCATTTAATGATGCTGCTGTAACAAGCGTAGGCACAATCAATGGCGTAGGTATATCTTCTAATATTTCTAATTTTTCTCAAAGTATTCTTATTAGTCAAGATGCAGGTACAGGTACATTAAGCACTGCTGGTGATAATACAGGTTTAGGTTTTGATGTTTTTGATGACTTAACTTCTGGAGATTTTAATACAGCATTAGGTTCTTCTGCTTTAAGTAAGCTTACAACTGGTGGAGAAAATGTTGCTATAGGTGGTAATTCTTTAGATGCTAACACAACAGGGTCTTATAATGTTGCTGTAGGTACTTCTGCACTAGGTGCTAACACTACGGCTGACAATAACACAGCAGTAGGAACTAATGCTTTAGTAGCAAACACTACAGGTACTCAAAACGCAGCAGTAGGTTCAAATGCTTTAGATGCTAATACAACTGCTAATAATAATGCAGCTTTCGGTTATAACGCTTTAGGTGCTAATACAACTGGTTCTGAAAATACTGCTATTGGTGGTAGTGCTTTATTAGTAAATTCAACAGCATCAAATAATACGGCTGTTGGTAATAATAGTTTGGTAGCTAATACTACAGGTGCAAATAACGTAGCCGTGGGCAAAAATGCAGGTGGAGCAAACACTACAGCTAATTTTAATACTGCAATAGGTTGTTTTGCTTTTGATGCAAATACAACAGGTTCAGCTAATACTGCTGTAGGCGAAGGCAGTCTTGGTGCAAACACTACAGCTTCAGATAATACAGCAATTGGTCAAGCAGCTTTAGCAGCAAACACTACAGGTGCTTCAAATGTAGCTGTAGGTAAAGGTTCTTTAGATGCTAATACTACTGCTTCAAGTAATACAGCCGTTGGAGTAAGTTCATTAGGTGCTAATTCCACAGGTGCAAGTAATACTGCTGTAGGTGCAAATGCTTTACAACAAAACACAACCGCATCAAACAACACAGCAGTTGGTGTTAGTGCTTTACAAACAAACACTACAGGTTACGATAATGTCGCAGTAGGAAGAGCATCACTTGATGCAAAT